TCAGGATTTAAACACTGTGTATTGTGGAGAACTCTCCGTTTACAGTTAATATACAGAAAAAAGATGGGAAAGGGGATTGTATAATCTAATCAAGGTTCAGAACCTTGCGACGAGGTGTCTTCTTTTTGTTCATAAGAATACTATTGATACTGGCATCATCTTTAATAAGCTCGGCGATTTCACTCTCAGTTACAGTAGACATGGCTTCTACAAGGCGGTTTACCTCTTCTTCGTCATTCAACATTTCATTGCGTTCTTGAGGGTGAAGAGTACTGGCAAGTTCACTGGCGGCATCTCCGCCAATGTTATCAATCTCTCTAAGAATATCCTCCATATTACTGGGACCCTTCATGGTATGCACAGGAGCAGCAGGAGGGATAGAGGAAGGTCCACGAAGCCCACTATTGTTCATTGGAGACACAGAAGCAACAGGTGCAGGTTGAGATACTTGTGAAGCGGTGACCCCATTCATGGAAGATATGGGAACACTGGTTCCTCCGTTGTTACCGTTATTTCCCGCTCCACCACCTCCTCCACCAAACAAGTTTCCGAAGAGACTGCCAATTCCGCCGCTCCCGCCGCCCCCGCCGAACATTCCACCGAGCATACTAGTGAGAGGATTGGAAGATTGTTGTGCTTGGTTTGCCATGGTATTCGCACTCGCGGCCGCAAACTGTCTGGCGAGTTCAGGGTTTTGTTTAAATACTTGGTCTGCGTTAGGGATAGAGGAGTTCTTAAACATCGCATTTGTCATATGATACATAAATGCACTTCCTGCCACCATAAATAGGAGTTTAAGCTCAGGGGCAATCTTGCCCTTACCCTTGTATTTTTCGTGGAGTTCTTCAAAGATATCATCGTAGTCTTCAATGCTTTCATTCATGTTTTCTGACCATCCGTCAAGCCGCGCTCCCACGGGGTTTAACCATGCATTGGCAATTTCAATACCTGAAACAAGTGTCATAAGTGTTTTACGCTGGAACTTTATACTCGTGTCAATTTCGCGGTCCTTCTTCATACGCTCCAGTTCAAGAACCATCTCGTCCAGATTGGAAGCAAGAGTGAATTTACGAGGAACACGGATACCTTTTTTCTCAAAACGGTCAAACTGGTAAAGAATTTCGCGTTTCTTTGTGAGAATATCATTTTCAGACATTACGGGGGCCGGGGAACGTGTGGAATAGAAAGGTTGGGCGGAAGGTGCAGTAGCTGGAACATTGGCAGGGGCGGCAACAGGAGAATTGAATGATGGCTTCGCAGAAGGGAAAAATCCGTCATCGCTAAATCCATCGTTCATAATTTCAAGACCAGGGCGTTCTGCCCTCTGAGTGTAGTTGTTGTCTTCACTATCTTCGTTATCACTGTTGTTATTATCATCTTCGGAACCACTGTAAGGGTTGTTATTGCCACCCATGACGGCGTTTCCTCTGCCCATAAATACAGCGTTGCCATTATCATTATCACTGTCGTCATCTACGGCGGAGGACATGTAATCCGTCTTGTCTACAATAAGCTGTGTCGGATTGCGTCCGGCAGTACCCCTTGAAAAACGGCGACTATCCCGCGATGCAAAACTACGAAGGCTCATAAGGTCATCGTCATTCGAAGAACTGCCACCCGAAATAGAATCCCGCGAGACTTTCTTTGGGTTCATCAACAGATCAATTCCAAGATGTTTACTTTGCATTCTATGATTATAAAACACTGACAGAAAGCTTTAGGTCATTTCAACGCAATCTTTGGAGGAGAGAAATAAAAAATAAACAAATTATTTGTCAAGGAAACTAAGCCCTTGTAACAAAGCATCCGCCAGATCATCTTTTTTCTTATGTGTCAAGAACCATTCTAAGCGTTCTGGAAACTTTGCAACCAAGAGTTTTTTTACATAATCAATGGCATTCTGTTTATTCTTTTTGTATGATTTTGCAGACCGGTCCATGTCTTCATAATATTTTTCAAGATACTTCAGCTTACGCGTGGCACTTATGTTCAAAATTTCCATACTCATATTATGATGCTTCCTCATAATACAGAAGTAGCTGTAAATAATCATCTGTATACTTTTCATAGTGGGCGTTTTAAAAGCGGGTTGATTTTCAATAAGTACCGTTATAGGTTGCGGTGGCGATGCATCGTCGGTGTTCTCTTCTGTTAAAGAGATAAAGACATCGTCCAATACTTCTATAAGATTATCTGCAATATCTACAACGGCTTTGCTCTTCTTTTCAGAATTTGAAATAGATACAACTTGCCAATCTAAAATAGATCCGTTGCTATCTAAAATACATAGCCCAAGGTTTTTAATGCCAACATCAACGGAAAATATTTTCATGATAGAAAGAGTTATTACCTACTCTGTATCTTTGAGTTAATGTATGAAATAATGCGAGGGGTAATTGTTGTATCGCGGCATCGGTTTAAGTAGTGAGCCAACTTCGCAAACATGTGGTCTTCGCGACGGTTCATTTCTTTATTCATAAAGAGGTCAAGGACTTTTAGATATTGTACATAAAAGCTCTTCTCAAAGATATGTTGCTTCATCTGGGAAGATAACTTTTTGCCATTTGCTCCCCCAGAGATCGGCATTACATCCATATATTTCTTGCTACACGACATAATCACTTTCTTAGCATCTGGATATTTCGTAAATGATAATATACTCGGAAGATTAACAGGTACAAACATATCGTACGTAGGACATTTTACCATAAAAGCTGCGTCTGCGGGGTCGGGATAGACATCGTTATTATCCACCATGCACAGTCTGGAGCGGATTGCTTCTTCGGTAATACTCTTGTCATACTTCTTTCTGTAATATTTCAATATCTTTGGCATAATGTTATTCAATAATTTTTTTCCGTCGGGACATTCTACACGCGTAAATAGAGGTCGTGCAAAAGATACATCACACTCTTTTTCAAGAAGGGGAACTACATAATTCGCCCATTTCTTCTCTGATGCCGTATATATAAATACTTCTGCCCCCATAGATTGAACTTTACGCATGAACGATTTAAAATGAGGACGCACCATGCCCTTTGTAAGAGCATACTTAACCTGTTCCTGTAACTCCTTCTTTATTTTATTGGTACATGCTGTATGTACTTTTTGCAATTTACATTCTTCAAATACATCATACAGCATCACTTGGTATATAATATCTCCAATAATGGTACCGTCGAGGTCCAACACAATACACATCGGTGGCATAGCTGCGGAACCATAATAGCTATAAGTAGTGGAAGTGTCTTTGGAACGTTCCATCTCTAACAAAAATTGCACTTTGTATATACTATATTGTGTTAATATTTACCACCGGATTTTATTTTTATGCTCTTGTATGGTATTCAACATACTCTGTAGCTGGGCATACATTTCTGATTTGCATAGAGGGATTTGGGAACTATGATACATGTCACGATTGCCATATACGATATCCATGTCTGCCCCATTTTTCATTTCTTGTCGCAACTCTCCAATCTTGCCTTGTACATACTTCTCAATATTTTCCACACAGTCATAGACAGAAGATGATGCACAGCATATAAATAATTTGGATGCAGTAATAGAACCGCGGATGTCACTTGTATCTACAAATGTAAAGTCTTTCCAATATTGGATACATTTATCGTCCCATGTACCGGCACCGAGAATATATGAAATCTTGTTTAGGAGAACGCGGACTTCATCGCGGGTCATTTGAAGCGAAGAGGTATTAGGAGCTTTGTGAATGCCACTCTTTTTCTTTTCCATGTTTTGAATATGACCATTTAGATCATACTCGTTAATATAAGATTGATAGATGTAATAATATGGTTCCGGAGAAGCAGGTATCTTTTCAATAATAAATACATGTCCAGGGAAGAAGGCATCTTCTTCACGAGGTATCTCCGGGGGATAAGGGAACATGTTATCGTTCATAAGGATGTAGAATAGTTTCCTTGTCTTGCCACGCTTGTCTAATATTTTACTACGCATCTCTTTCAGTACCACGGGATTGGAGTCTTGGTTAGAAAGATGACGTTCTTTGATGGCTCCACTGTCACAGTACTCTGCATGTTCCAACCCTTTGGTGCCTAACATAAAGTAGAGTAAAAGAACGGCCGTATTTAGACACTTGGTAGTTAATAGTTGCATATTGAAATGCTTTATATCATTGGTAAGACATTGCATCAGTGGTTTCATGTATTGAGAAATAATATACCCCACATCACATTTGGGACATGATTTTATGGTACAACTTTGGAGGGATAACTTTTCTGGAAGGATGTTTGTAGCGGAATTCGCAGACATGGTGGGTGTTGGATGGAATATCCACACTATATTATCTATTCAGGAATGAATTTTTTCTCATAATAACATAAACCGTATTAGGAAACAATGTCTATAAAACTAATGCTTATTCTTGCCATATTTGGTCTTGTTGTAATTGCCTTTGCCATACAAATGGTAATGTCGGCTTGGAAAAAATCCTCTGTCGTAAAATCTATTACAAAGGAAGTGATAGAGAAATACCAAGAAAAACCCAACGAAGAAGGGGCATCTGCATCTTCTAAAGGGGGTGATGCCACTGCCCAGAAGCTTATGGTACTTGAAGCCATTGACGAAGTATTCAAGACTAACAAGCTCCCCAAGGAAATGAAGCCCGTGGCATTTGACATGCTTACGTCAAAGACCGTTATGGAAAAGATGAAGGACAAGACTACTCAGAAAGAGGTGACCACTTTCATTAAGGGGTACATTGAGAAAAACAAGAAGGCACTTATGAAGGGTGGAAACGCGGCATCCGAAGAGTTTGAAGAAGAGGAAGAACTCGCCGACAAAAAACAAAAAGTTTTGGGTCGCACCGAGAAATACACTGATGATGACAATGCTCATTTAGACGAAGGAGACAGTGATGCCGAAGAAGACGAAGAGGGTGACGACGAAGAAAGTGAAACCGAAGAGGCAGTAGACGAGACGGTTGTCCGTGAAGCATTCACTGCGAAGAACGTCTCCGACATGAACGTACTCAAGAAATCTCTCATTAATACTTCCAAGTCCATAGAACGCGTAATGAAGAATGTTTACGGTACAAAGAAGACGGTCGGGGAAACATTTGAAGAGGCCAATGAGGTACCCCCTTCTTCTACGGGTGCTCTTGCTACATCAGTTCCCTCTGCCTGGAGCGACATGGGGACCAAGATGACCACAGCTGCCACCAAAAGTGTAAAGAAAGCCGTTCGTGGCATTCAGAAAAAAATAAAGGGCAACGACACTCCCAAAAAGAACACACTCCTTCCTCCTCCCCTTGAGAAAATAGAGGGGTTTGAGAACGTGCCTACATTTGCATCGTTTTGATTTCGCCGTCGCCCCCCAACATCGCCCGGGTCTTTTCTACAATAAATTTAATTCGCATAGACGACGTATTATCCAATAGCTCTTTCCAAAACACATCCGTCATTTTTCTCGCGGCTTTTTCGTACATATCTTTTGTAGTTTCAAGAAGCTCTCGTTGTTCCACTTCATTGTTGTAGTTACACTCCTCCTCTTCCACCACATTAAGAACAGCATACGTATTTTTCTTCTTTGTTACATTGTCAGATGTCTTATTGGAAGACGAGGAAGTGTGCTGTGTTGATGTGATTGTCTTTACAGATTTCTTTGTAGCAGCAACTGCCATTGTAGTAGTCGTAGATACCACAGAGCCATCTTCGCCAGTTGTAGAACTTGTTGCCGTATACGATACTGTATGCCCGGGTGTACCATGAGGAAGATGCAATGTAGTGGGAATAGTGTTAGAGGAAATGATAGGCGTGGTTGATCTGGACACCGGTTGGGATGATACCATGGATACCAAAGATGTATCGGATGCGGACTGGGAAGGCTTCATGGGTAGCGGAGATACTGATGCGTTCGGCTTTTTTCTTCCGGATGTGGGCGAAGACGGTGTGCTACTCTCATGGTCTGTTAAGAGTTCGTTCAGCATATTCATACCCAAATCAATTGTTTCATCTATTTTTGTTTGCTCTTCATTTGTTTTGGAAGCTATCGTATCGTCCGCCTTCTGATCATTCAAGAGGGCAATTACAGCATCCATGTATGTGTGTTTGTTATTTTCCAACAGAGATGGATACATTTTCCAAATATGTACAAGCATTTTAATCATATTTACAGTGCGTTTCTTGTGTTGTGTAATCATACAGAATTTATCGTAATCAGAAACTTTATCGGTATTATATTTCTCATAGGGGATAATGTACTGTTTATCTTCAATGAATTTTTTGCAATGGTGAAGAATACGATGTTTAATTTCCTTCTTGTATCCAGAGAGATTGGTAAGATCATCAAGCAGTTGAGTAAGACACGGCATATATGTGTTCTGGTTCATACACGTATCAATAATAGACGTCACGAAGTAATCAATGTTGTCCAAGTTGATGATAAGGCGAATTTTGCTGAGGATTTTATCATAGTTTGCTTGGTTAATCTTATTAAGATAACTCTTTAACTGTTTGTGAAAATCCTTGGGCTTGTTTTCCCTAAAAAGATGATGTTGGGAACCATGATTTTTACGTTCATAACTTGAACCATTGCGTCTGTAATAACCACCCTTCTTACGATTATTTGCACCACCGTTTCCCGCCATACCGTCGTCATGGGTTCCATTGCGGTAACTATCTTTATTGTGACCCCCTGTTCCTTTATCATTTCCAGAATGATGGAACGCAGATGGTTTCCTTTGAAATCCACCCATGTCCTTCCCACCACTGTACTTATTTCCACCGCGGTATTTGTTATATCCACCTCCGTGATTATTGCGATGGGTATCCCCACCTGCTACCTCTTTAAAACAGTCATAGTTAGAAATCAACTCTGTATATTTTGCAAGAATGCCCTCATCTATTTTGTAACTGTGTTTCAGGCGTTCAATTTCAGTAATGGGCAAAATAATCAGAGATGACATGATAGCAGTTGTCATTCTATATAGCCTTTCTAAAATATATTTAAGTGGGTTTTCAATTATGATAATATGCAGCCATGGAACCCATTGTAGACCATTTAGATATTCAGACATCCGTGGAAAATGTTGAAATGGAATGTGATGTCGTTCCCGATGAACACTATACAGAAGATACATTATACGATGATAGAGATGACAAAACGATAACAGTTCAAGAAAGGGCCGAACGTCTCAATGTCATCTATCAAAATTACAATATTTATCACGCCCTCTATGTTTACAGCAATGAAGAAGAATTAAAAGAGCTTATGAACATACTTGATGCCGAGGATTTTCCGCTATACACAAGAATGCACTTTATCTCTGCAGAAAAGGTAGACAACTTCTTGGACCGCATCTATTCTCTGAATGAAATGTTTGTGGGGCCGGAAGATATTTTTGAAGAAGTACTATGGAATGGCGATCTCGGCTTCGCTGTCAAAGATATCGTAAATATCAGCGGCATATCGTGGTCCCAAATCTCCGTTATTGTCTCTGTAGACGAGGGCGCGGATAATGTAACCAAAGAGCTCTTTGATTCCGGTTTTGTTCCCGCAAATGTATTCACCGTTTATCTCTAATAATAACAAGTGGCGTCCGTCTTTTTTTTGTAAAAAATATTTCCTTTCATGTTAATAAAGATATCAGACTATCAATATGCATAAACTCCGTATCGCTTCCATTATCGTGGTTCTGGCTGTCGTTCTTGTCGCCGTTTACTGGTTTGTGTTCCGTAAACAAAACAAGACGGAAACATTTGTCCAGAGCGGCAATGGTTCCGCCAAACTACTTCTTCTCCACGCCACTTGGTGTCCCCACTGTGTACAATACATGAAGTCAGAAGCATGGCTGACTGAAATTCCCAAGAAGATTGGAGAACTGAAAAACAAGGTTGTGATCCAAGACTTTGAATACGAAAGCAACAAGGCACTCGTGGACCGATACAATGTCTCTGGGTTCCCCTCACTCGTAGTAGAGAAGCCCGATGGCCAATTTACAATCTTTGAAGGAAACCGGGAGAGTGCAGAGGAAGTGGCCGCATTCGTCGCATCCAACATCTAAACAATGACACAGAATATAGTTGTTACTTATCTGTACGAACATTGACAATATAATTTTTTATTGTATGATATCCAATGGATATGTACTCTTTCACAGCCTTTTCGGAAATAACAATGCGGAAATCTTCATTCATATCAATGGGTAAGTCACTTGGCAAGTGAATACATACACTTTGATAATCCGACTTCATTCTTGCGGCATTTGCGTGATCTACAATGATGTCAAAAACATGTTTAAGATAGGAAAAGACGTTAGAAGTAACAGAACACCGGGTATTATTTGTGGTATCTTCATTGTCTGTTTCCTTTGCCACGGTTTCTTGTTTTTCTATACAACGGATACCAAGTACATCTTTCAGAGCGTGATTTTTAATGTAATTCATGGGCAGATTATTTAGAAGGAACCCATCAATATATGTTTTCCCTTTCCATGTCACAGGTGTGAATAAGAGGGGGATACTACACGAAATGCGTACCGCAATCTTCAGTGGCATGTCTGGCGTATTATTGACGCAAAAGAATGTATCTTTGCGAGACATCATATCTACGGCACAGATGGCAAGGTCCAAACCCTTTTCTTTTGCAATGTCCATGAATGTACAATCTTTGGAGTACCCCTTTCTCTCCAGGGCAATTTCACATACTCTCAGAATACTCTCCCCGTCATTCAATCCACATGTATCATATACATGAAATATGTGCATGGGGTCTATAGATATAATCTCTTTTTTCTGGAACATTTCAAATATAAAGTCCTCCATTTCATAGGAAGTATATCCCAACACTTTTAAGAAGGCGATAAAAGCACCGGCGGAATTGCCCACATAATGAACAACATGTGATATCATTTTCTCTTCTTCAAGATAGCGAATAGCACCAATAGTAGCTATGACGAGATGAGCACCACCGCCAATCACAAGTGCAGTGTACATATTTCGTTTTTTTTCATGTATTATTAGAGAAATATGGAACCCTCTTATATATCTACTACTATTGGTTCTGGGTCTGGAGGGGCGGGCGGCGGTGCTGCACGTCTTAATATTATGGATTTGCATCGCGAAATGAATATCAAGAACGAAAAGATGATACAATGTTTTGACATGGCACTAAAGAGGTGTCATAGCAAAATCCGTATTTGCTCTGGTCAAAAACAATTAAAGTGTTTCTTTGAAGTACCTGAATTCATGGTAGGATGCCCCCTTTATGATTTAAATAAATGTATCACGTATGTGATGACGGAATTAAAAGCAAACGGTTTCTTTGTACAATACTATTTCCCAAAGTGGTTGTATATATCATGGGATCTTCAAGAGATTGAGGAAAACAAAAAGAAAGAAAAAGAAATGCGGAAACAGGGAGGTGCCCCGAAAACAGTAGACCGCGACGTTCCCCAAATTGATTTTAAATACAAACCCTCTGGAAAATTGTCGCTACATATATAACCACGTCTATGCCACAGAAGCTGCCCCACGAAGCATCAACCCGAGCATCGTACCCATGTATACAAACTGTTCAAGAATAAAGATAAGTATGATACCGGAGATAATGTATAGTGCAATGTCATAAATAACAAACGTGTCGCTCTTTTGTTCCTGCTCTGTTTCAGGGACGTACATCTTAGTATAAGCACTCTCTGGCTTTAATGCACGTGATCCGGTTGGAGCGCGACCATAATAGCGGTTCACAGGGTCTGTTACGTTATTCCTTGAAACAACGGTTCTCTCTTCTTCCTCATCCATATATTCTCCTTCGCTATCATACTCTTGAGTGGGGTCGTACTTCATAATACGCGTAGAACCCACGGGTACCCCCCTTACAACGTCATATTCTTCTGAAGGTTCAGAAGTACGCGAGGAAATCAGTACTTCGTCCATCTCCCTTGCTTTTTTCATACCTCCTTCGGGTTCATCAATCCGAGACTTGTACAACGGCTTTTCGTTCTTGGCAAAGTACATATTTGCAAAATCGGCGAGGTCGGGATCTTCTTCTGCCTTTTGCGAACCCATATTGTACAATTCACAGAGGGGATCCAGAGGTGGCTGTGTCGTCGATGTGCCATTGCGGCGCGATTTCTTGGATTTCTTGTAGCGTTTCATCCCCCCCGTTGTGGGATCCAAGGCACTTATAGATGATTGGAGTTGTGGTGACAAATAACTATTTCCCCATGCCTCTTCAATACTACTATAGGACACTGTCATATTTAATCTATTGGAGAGAAAAAAGAAAGCGATGATTGTGCTTACAAAAAAGAAAACACCGCAATAAAGTAAAGAAAGGTGTGTTGATATGACAATGGATTTTTTAATCATTTTCAATCTTATTCTTATCATGGTTCTTACTGCTCTTCTTATGGTATATGGGCTTCGAATTGAAAAACCCTACCCAAAATGGCTCATAGAGTACTTTGAAGAACCGTATGTACGACTGCTCACATATATTGGTGTATACGTCGCATCTTATATGAACCCTATTGTAGGTCTTCTGGGTGGTATGGCAGTCCTCTTTTTGCACCTGGATGTCGTCAATCTTGTTAGTGGTAATGCTACAAAAAAATAATTGTTAAAAGTAATAAATCATGGATTTCGTAACAACCGTAAATAGTAATCGGATATTTTGGGGTGTAACTATGCTCTTGCTTAATACAGGTTCGCGATATGTACTTGGAGATCTTGGAAAATTTCATGAAAACATATTAGCAAATGCTATAATGAAAAAGATTATCCTCTTCTCCATGTTCTTTGTAGCTACAAGAGATGTTATTACTTCGTTTGTTATGACAGTTCTCTATCTTATTGTTATAGATGGGTTGCTACACGAAAAACGCAAGTTTTCTTTAGTGAAAAATGCACGAGTAGCAATAGATAGCGTTCCTTCTACCCAAGAATATACAAAGGCAAAAGAAATTGTTGCGAGTTACGATAAAGCCATGAACAATGCTATCAAGGGACGATCTGAGAAGTATGATATCTATTTGAGCAATTTGGCGGCGTTAAATTATGCCGCGTAAAGAGGCGACATATAGAATGTATGTGCGTAATATAGTAGCACACGAATACTATTATGGAAAGAGAAGGGGGGACAACACTTTCTTTTTATAAAGATGCCATACAGGAATGGGATATTATCTCCTTGGCAAAAGAAGTACACCGCCATTATAGAAAGCATGATATACATGGACATTGGATCCCTTATATCACAGAGTATATTGAAACAGAACAGTTATTAGGTCATTGCATGTATGTACATACTGTCAAAAATAATGTTGGTGATATCTTTGGTATAGCCATTGTATCTTTACAGGAAGAGCAAGAAAGGAATGTGTTGTATGTACGTATTTTGTGTTCAAAGTATCATTGCGGTGGCAAACTACTCCAACATATTATGGATACTTATTCCTCCTGTCAAGTGGTACTACATAGTGAGCCTACCACCATTGGTTTCTATAAAAAGTACGGGTTTCTGTTGTTAAAAGATGGTTATGAAAGAAGTGATATTGATATTCGCTACCCACGCATGGTATCTTTCATTAGAGAGGGGGATGTACATACAAGAACATGTGATACATTTTTCTGTGGATACGGTCATCTATTATTTTATACGCCTATGGGTTTTTATATCTTATGGAGCATTGTAGGGCTGTGCGTTTTTCTGGTTTCTGTGTATTAATATCTTGCATGTAAAGTAAATACAAACAGAATGTCAGTGAGGATTGCTCCATCTATGTCTTACAAGCACCGCGGTTGCACCCCTTCTCATGAACGTTTTAAGAAGCGTGTGGAAAAGGTTAGGCAAATTCTCATTAGCCACCACGATCGCATTGTAGATGCTCACAAGAAGCTGAACAATGAACTGCAGGGTACCTGTGAGGAATATCAGGGTTCCGTTTCTACGGTATTCGGCGAACTCAAAGACATGATTGTGGAAATTAAAAAAGAGGAAGTGGAGATCCTTGAACAGTTCAAGCAGATCCGCCTGGACATGGAAGAAACACAAGACAAGAAAGATGATGACTCTGTCTGGTCAGTGGATGGCGAAATTGTCTCTGTTGACGAGCCTATTATACCACCTCCTCCCGCCGATGCGTAATGACTTGGTATGGAAAGAAGCGAAAATGATTTAGAGGGGAGTGTATTATTTTTATTACATAGTATCAATTAGCATTATTGAAAGATGGATACACGTTTTTCTAAAATTATTATTACGGGTGGTTGTGGGGCCATTGGTTCCGAGGTAGTAAACCGTCTGAAGAGCCAGTACCCAGGTATTCAGTTTGTTATCCTTGACAATCTTACGTATGCAGGAAAGAAGGAGAACATTGAACCCCCCTATGATAATTACAAGTTTGTATATGGTGACATTTGCGATGCGAAATTTGTATCGTATCTGATGAATACAGAAAAACCAGATGGAATTATTCATCTCGCCGCAGAAACCCACGTGGATAACAGCTTCGGGAATAGTTTTCAATTTACAAAAACAAATGTACTTGGTACCCATGTGCTTCTGGAATGCGTGCGTCAGTACATGAGCAGTGGAAATACATTCCACCTTTTTCTGCACATGAGTACCGACGAAGTATATGGTTCCGTGAAAGATGACCAACCCGCTTGTAAAGAAGATGCCCTCTTTTTCCCAAGTAACCCGTATTCTGCAACAAAGGCGGCAGCAGAAATGATTTGTCACGCCTACATGAAAAGTTTTAAAGTTCCCATTCTTATTACACGGTGTAACAATGCTGTGTCTAAATATCAGAATGAGGAAAAACTTATTCCCCGGTGCATTCACAATATCCTATCTGGGAAAAAAGTACCTGTTCACGGCGATGGTATGAGCAAGAGGACGTTTATCCATGCATTTGATATTGCCGATGCCCTTGACATTCTCATGACCCGAGGTGATGTGGATCGTGTATACAACATTGGATGTGATGATAGCATGGAAAAGACGGTATTGTCTGTAATTGAGCATATTCTTGGTGTACTGAAGCCCTCTGAAAAATTAGAAGATTGGGTAGAATTCGTCGCAGATAGGGCATTTCAAGATTACCGCTATGCTGTAGATACAACGGACCTTAAAAATCTGGGGTGGTCTTTGAAACGTAGTTTTGATTATGCCGTAAATGACGTAATTGACCACCTCTTTCCAAAGATTGTAAAACGCACGTAAGACTATTTTTTTCTTCTCCCGCGGTTTGTATGCGTTTGAACCAAAAAATCAAATGTAACATTAGATAGGATTTTATAATCCGCATTTGGTTATCTAACATGGCAGCGTTATTAAAAGATTCCGATTATGAAATTATAGAACAAGAAATTCGTGTTAAAAATGATATTCACCCTTTTTTACTTGACAAGATTAAGATACACCACTCTTACCCCTTTAAAGTATATTATCACAATATCCAAATCCTCATATTGGACAAAGACCATAAATGCTACAAAAATCAATTAGATAAGATTATTCATTACCATAGCAATAACTTGCTAAATGACAAGTATGTCAAGTTGACATTTGATACGTGTGACTACATTATATACGTTATTGCAGATGCGATTTCTAAGACAAGGGATTGTTCTTTTCACAAGGCACCTAATAATGTTATTTTGGGCTTTGCATTTTTATCAGTGAACAATTTTGATCTCTTTTCACGTAAAAATAAAAACAAATGGTACTATACCTGTTTACATGACATAACATTGCATCCTAATAATAGCGACAATCAGAATGTATATTACAATACTCATCGCGATAAACATCATCACGTGCATAATGACATACACCATGTATTGGTTATAGATACTATGGCTACTCGTTTCTTTTTGGGAAAGGAAATTTTACATGCGATAGAGTTTCTTGCTATTCAAAAAAATTGTCAGATGGTTGCGGCAAATAGTATAGAAAAGAGTATGCATTACTATCTTCGCAATGGGTTTTTACATACTCTGGATTGGGTGACATTCTCACCATGGTTGTACCACCGAAAAATGTATTACGTGGGTTCCAAGAAGATGAATAATAAAAAATATTATAGCTTCATGTATCCCTTTATGAATAAAGTATATACATTTACCAAACCAGTGGGGGATAAACATAATATAGATGTGTCTGATGCTAAAGCACGGTTAAAAAAATATAACTACAAAAAAGGACGATTTATTACGAGACATTTGAAGATATGTTTCCCGAAACTTAAAAAACAAAGAGATAGTATTGACAGTATCAATAGCAGTAAATCAACGGCTAAAAGCACAAGTCATGGAAGCATAACCAGTCTTTCTTCGTAAATACATAAACTTTATTTTTACTATGCGTTCATGTCACAGCTTATGGACATGCTCCAATAAATAATGTGAATATAAAATATGAATTATGGCTGACAGCAACAATCTTTACGGTGATATCGGGTTCTACTCTATCTTTGACGGAGTTGTTACTCGTCATATTACAACGTACGACACATCTGCGTCCAATGCTACAGTACTTGACTTTACGCTGAATGCGGGTGTCATTAACCTTGTCCCTTCCGATGACGATAAGACGGTAAATGTTGCATCGCTGAAAGTTTACGAGGATGCTAACACACAGTTCCTCACTACAGACAAAAATACATTTGACTTTGTGAAGAATGTGCGTGTAATGGGTTCAGAGTACGTTGCAAACGATATTCTTGCCAGTGGTCATGTGATTGGTAGCACACTCAATGTAAAACGCGAGTTTGCTGATTCCAATAAAGTAGGGTTCGGTCTTCGCGTTACAGAAAACAGTAACCTTGAACTCTTTTCGTATGATTCCATTACGGACACTACTCGCCGCGTTATGATGTGGACGGGTATGCAGGGTACTACTCAAGGAAATGATTCCAATTACAACTACTCTGTATTTGACATTTCCAGTAATCTTATGTACAACGTATCGTCGGCAGACTCCAATACCATTATTTACCAAGGTGGTTCCGGAGGAAGTGTATGGAGTACCATTGGAAGCAATGCTTACTACTTTGACGGCAATGTAGGTGTAGGCACTTCAAATGCCAATCTCGCTTACAACTTCACCGTCGGAGGCTCTATGTACGCCGCCGGATACTGCAACCTCTTGGTGAACTCTACCTCAGACACAAGCCTTAACAAGGCTCCTACTGCCAACGCTCTTCGTACAACTTACAACAAACTGGTGGCACTGTCTAACGACTTTGCCAACTTGGCACTGTCTAATGATGTGACGGATACGTACTCTTCCAACGTAGCCACATGGTCCAGTAACAACCTTGTTCCTTCTGCCGGTGGTACCTTCACCGGTGCAATTGGTATTGGAGGTGCCGTACAGGGCAGCGAAACCCTCTATCTCGCAGGTGATATGCTTACAACTGGTGACATTATCCCTACTACCGTGTCTACACAGGTGATTGGTACATCCAACAACCCCTTTGCCGAAGCATGGATTGACACGCTCCACATCTCTCAAAACACTCTGTACATCGGTGACACTCCCGTTATTGGCACTGACGCAGACACGATTATGGTACAAGCTGACCCCGACCAGAGCATCCACGTCAAATCTACGGGTACTGGTAACTCAACCATCACGTCAGAGGCGGGTGTGCAAATTCAAACAACGGGTCTTAACTCACAGGTAGTAATTCAATCTACTGGCTCCGGAGGCAGTGTAGCATTCGGTGCTTCTAACGAAGTCCGTTTCACTGCACCCACCAGTAAAGTTATCGGTAACATGGAAGTTTCACAGGCACTCACTGTTACGGGCAATACACTAATTAACGGTAACCTTACTGTTTCCGGCTCTAACTTTATTACAAACACGGAGACCGTTCTCATTTCAGACAACCTTATTGTCGTTAACGACGGTCAAGTAGGCAGTGGTGTATCCGCGGGTCAAGCCGGACTTAAGGTGGACCGTGGAGACCTCCTTCCTTACCTCATGGTATTTGATGAAGCTCAAGACATGTTTATGGTAGGTGAACAAGGGGATCTTGAAGTGATTGCCAGTCAACCCTGGGCCGCTTCCAACTTCATGGCGGGTTCCAACAACCTCTCTGAAATCACAGATGCCGCTATCGCTCGTACCACTCTTGGTCTTGGTGTCAATGACAGTGTAACTTTCAGCAACATTGACACAAACACTCTTACGGTGAACAACGATGCCTTTGTTACAGGCACTATGGTCGCCGGTGCATTTGAGAGCGTATCAGACAGTAACCTCAAGAGGGACGCTGTTTCTATTTCAGACGGTATCAATGTCATCAACCAGCTGAACCCCGTCACTTTCTACTGGAAAGAAAACAATGGTGTAGTATCCGAGGATCTTGAAGGTAAGCTGGATGCCGGTTTCCTCGCACAGCAGGTAGAAAACGCTCTTCCTCTGGCAGTCAGTTCTACTCTTGGAGATGTGCTTTCTGTGAAGTACGACCGTGTGATCCCTTACCTTGTAAGTGCAGTGAAAGAGCTGAGTGCCACTGTGGAAGATCTCAAGACCCGCCTCGGTGCTTCTGCATGAGAAAAAGAGAATACCATGGGAAGTGGGTGTGTGATGATAATACCTGACATTATGCGGTATGTGTAACAGAGATCAGATAGTAAGGGATAATGTCACCCTTCTTTTGTTTTTTTTCAATGGTAAGCTTCACATGCTTCCGGATCATAACCGAAACACGTTTCTTTGTCTCCAAATGATTTTTAATAGCGGCACTAAGATATCCCATTGTTTTCATTGTAGGTACAACTGCATAGTTCTTTTGAAGATACTCTTTCCAAAACAAAGGCAGGTGTGGAGGAGGTGAGCTAATCTTAATATCAGATAGACAACCATGCTGACAGAGTTGCGACCATTCTTCTACACGGTCTTTCATAAAGTCATAGAGATCGGAAACCACGTTAGAGGTGTATAGGAATGCCCCCTTTGTTTTAACGTCATAAGCATCCAACGCATGTGACAGATACAGACGGTAACGCCCTCTTGTGCAAGTTACAGAAGTTGTATCTTTAAAATACAATACATGGTTATTGTGAGCATAATCCAAGATGGCCGTTTTATATATCATCGGTGTCTTCAAAAAGGGTCGCCAAAGAGTGATGTGAGGGTACTTTGCGATAGAAGTATATTCTTCCATGCCATTAAGGTTTTCGTATTTTGACATGGATGTGATATTCTGTACAATGTTTTCTACTACGTCATCTGCATGATGACCCAAGATAACCGGCACCACAGGCGGGGATATGGCGATGGCATTTTTGGTAAAACGCGTTGCAACTTCTGCATAAGTCCCAAACCGAACTTCTTTTGTATAACTTTCATATACATCCCGCAATTCCAACTGTGATAGCTCACGTCTGGATACCTCAGTAATACGTCGCACAAACAGGGGAATGCCCAAATAATTACACCAATCTCTTAAAAACATCTCTTCGCCCTTACTTTCCTTACGGTTGTTATAATTGATATGGACGGCCACTACACGCCGATACGTTTTTCTTGCAATATCCAGAGCAACCATACTATCTACACCCCCGGAAAGACTGACGATAACGAACTCATAACGCTTTTTTTCCTGGTTCATTTGATAGGAAAGACTATGTTGTGTAGTTCTATTGTCTATAAAGAGGCCGGAATCTTCCGGGTCCATGTCATAAATAGAAGACGACAATAATACTGATTCGGAATCCAACAAGGACATATATTTTCTTTGCAACTCGTACGGCGGAAGGATATGTTCTGTTTCTTTACTGGGAGGATAATACTGAAGATGGTCAGTGGTAGTTTGACTTTCTGTTGGGAAACGTTGCAATGTTGCCCGCAAATATCTCTTCAACCACATAATGTCATCGGCACTCGTATTTATATTTGTCTTTAGGCGGTACAATATGTGGTTCAAAACTTCAAAACATTTCTTGGGGTCGCGACTGTGGCGGTAAGGGAGCCAAAAGAACATCCATTCATGTGTTGTCATAGTATTCATCAAGTCCATATTGTATTTATGAAAGTCCACCAGGGCGATCGCCTTCTGAAGATAGTAAGAGACTATGTGTTGTGCACCCCTATCTTTGCGGAATACATGGTGCGGAAGCTGGTCATAAATGATAATGGTCGTGATAGGACTCTGGTGGGCCACAGGAAGCTCAAACAATAAATGACCATAACACTTTGTAATATAATCATCAACCTCTGAATTTTTCTTTGCCGAGAACCACCATTCTGGATGAGAGAACCATTCGCCCATAAACCCCATCGTGTCACGAGAAGCCGTCATATTTAACTTTGCAAGTGTTGTGAGAGAACGAAGACACCAGTGGCGATTGTAGGAAGTGGTTGTTGAGTCTTACATATATATGTGTAAGTTATATCGTACAGATATCACATGCTAATAAATCAATTTTTGTCGGCACGGGCGGTGTAATGCATAAATTATTTTCATACATCAAAAAAAGAATGTCTAATGCATCAACCATGGTACAGACATCTCCTACCAAGCAGTGGTCCTGTATCTCCACGGGGTGGAGAGAGGAAAAACAAAAACACCAATAATACTATCGGAGATACACCCCATGCATCTATGTCTACCGTAAAAATATTACGCGACATCTCTAAAAATGAAACCAAGAAGCATTTGATTATTCAGGCGTGTAAACATAGTGCGATTGTGTATGTAGATGAATATACCACGCCAAAAAATAATTACAACTCTATCCGTTCATATATAACAAAAGAAGGTGCAGAACCTATTGACGTTGCCAAAGTCGTGTTGTATCGCGATAAGAGGACGTTATACGTGGCATTTCGCGGTTCTAACTCCCCAAATGATCTCTTGAATGCTTTGAATAATAAAAAGTATCCCGTAAAATGCAACGGGAAGAAAAATGAGGCGACGAATAGCACAGATGAACAGGTAGTAGCGGCTGTTACTTATTGCGACAACAGTTCTCATTTTATACATCGCGGTTTTTATCAGAAATATGCACATATCAAAGATGTCCTGTTTGCAGAATTAGAGAGTATATGTACACGCAGTGAAGCGAGTACAAGTGGTGAGGATCCCATTGATACAATTGTCTTTACCGGCCACAGTGCTGGTGCCAGTCAAGCACTCATGGCAGTATATGATTACGTAGAGAATAGAATTGAAAGACAGATTTATTGTTTCCCCGATGTCTGTTTTTACGGCTTTGGAGCACCGCTATCTGTAAATGGCGAATTTCTTCATTACTTGGACGGTATCGTGAAAGACTTGCATTTCTTCTCTCTTAAAAATGACATCGTCCCGCACCTTCCGTTGCATCCAGAATTTGAGCATCACCAAAACATTATACTCTTGGAAGGCGTATCCGACATTCCCTTGTGGGACATTCCAGGGAACCATTCTTGTATTCAATATTATCATACATTGATACAAACATTGGAAGCACCATTGCAATAATACATTTTTTTGAAAGCAAACATATGATTGTGGAAAACACCTCTTATGTTTGTTGGAAAAATATTTAAAATTTTTATAATCAACTCTGTCATTCACACCATCATATAAAAAGTAGTACGTGTTCCTTGCACTAATGCCTAGAAGCATTAACAAGTCGTACCATAGCTATGTTTATGACATTGTGAATAACAGAACGATGTGATACCAAACGATGCCGGGCATACTGTTTGGAGCCTAGTTCGAGTACGCGAGACCACCCATACCGGACATGATACGGAGGACGTTGAAGTTGTTGGCGAACACCTTGACCGAGCATGAGCCACCGGCGATGGAAGCGTCGGTGAGGGTGAGGTTAAGGGTGGCGTTGTCAATACGAGACATGTTGCAAGTACCCGAGGGCTGGTGCTCTTCGGGCTTGAGGCCGAAGGAGTACACGTTGATGCCCTGCTTGGGGACGTTCTCGTGGTGCTGGTAGGGCTGGACAAGGTTGAAGTAGCGGCCATCGCGCTCGGAGAACCTGTCGTGACCGTTGAGCTGGAGCTTGGCGAGAGAGACGGGGTTCTTGCCACCGTTGAAGGACACAACGGACATGGCAGCGGCTCCACCACCGGCGGCACCGGCAGCGACGACGGAACCGGCGTTGGTGGCGAAGTCGGCACCTTCGGCGACGAAGTTGGTCTCCACAGCGTCAGAGAAGTTGAACCACTGCTTACCGAAAGAGACGGTGTCAGCGACGTTGGCCTCGGGCTGGACAACCCAGACGAGTTCCTTGACGGGGTGGTTCATGTTAAGCTTGAACTTGTTGGACTTGGAAGAGGTGGACTCGGCACCGTGGAACTGGAGCTGAGTGAGGAGGTACTCGTGGGAGACAGCGGCGTAACGGCGGCGTTCGTCGGTGTCAAGGTAGATGTAGTCGATGAAGAGGGAGGCAGAGGGGAGGGAGCCGACGGTCACAGCCGACATGTTGTTGGTGGTGGTGGTGATGTTGCCCGAACCGTCAAGGGTGACATCGGCGGCCCAGTAGCAGTCACGCACTTCACGGAGTTCAAGGTTGCAACGCACTTCGTGGTACTGCAGAGAGATGAGGGGAAGGGCGAGACCAGGGTTGCGGCAGAACCAGAACTCAAGGGGGATGTAAAGGATTTCACCCTTGACCACGGCATCGGCACCGTTGGCGAAGGTGGGCTTGGTGAGGGCGGGGAGCTGACCAACCATGTTGGCGTATCCGAGCTGGTGACCAGCGGACTGGGTAAGCTCGTTCCAGATGTGGAGCCAGTCACCGTACTGCTTGTCAATACGCTGACCACCGATTTCGATTTCCACAGACTTCACAAGGATGTGGCCAACCCAGTCGAGCCAACGGAAAGCGGAGCCATTGGGCACAGTCACGTCGGGAAGCTGGACACGAAGGTACATGCGGTGGATAAGGTCACCGTTACGGGAAACGGTGCAGGTCACCTTCTTGCCGAAGTCAGCGGAACCGTTGAAGGTTTGTTCAATGGATTCCATCGAGAAGTTGGTGTGGCGGCGGTAGATAACCTTGAAGAAGGTAATCTGAGGGTTACCGGTCAGGTAGATGTCCTGAGCGCCGTAGGCTACGAGTTGCATAAGTCCTCCTCCCATTTTAGTATATTATACTATATGCTAAGAAAAAAATTTTGGAACATGTCACATTAACGCACAGAGATAGAACCATGTATTTTTGTTTATCAAAATGAAATACTTTTTGTATCTTCAAAGATTTGTACTAGTATGATGTAGCAACAGTTGACATGTTTGTAAGATAAATCTTCTTTCCATCCACCTTGATGTATTTGCCACCTCTGATACCAGTGTATACTTTACGCATCCGCCCTTTGTACTTTGTTTTTTCAGAGAGTTGTTTTGTGCCACCGCTGTAAGCAACTCCTGTGTCTGTCTTTTTAACCCCAAACATAATCTGGTTCATTACATAGGTTATTTTATTCTGCAAATCTAATTGTAAGGGAAGGACATTTTTCTTTGCACAAATGCGAAACGTTTTTCCATATTTGATAACACTCTTATAATTATTCAAATCATTACGAATATCATTTACATATCTTTGAAGTTCAGCATTATCCCTGTTATTAGGATTGTTCACAATTTGTTCAAGGTTTGCATATTGTTTCGTAAATGTAAGATATGTCTTATCATAATTGTTACACAACGGAAGCTTAGACATCCATTTTTTCTCACTCGAAGAAGATGCATTGGAAACACCTGAAGTAAATTGTTCAATATCCACCTTTGCAGTGCGATGCTTGTTCGTAAGAGATGATATCGTCATTTCATACAGACTTCTGTCTTCGCTACTTAACTTGTTCTCCCGTCCTAAGATTGTATTCATATTTCTAAGCCACTCTATCATTTTAGCCAATGCTTTCATCCTTGTGGCATTACTTCTCAAGTATTGATTTGTAATATCTACCTGAATGATAAGTCCTGGTTTCGGCGTTCCAAGATAGTTGTGGATTGCTTCCCGTAAAGAAAGGGTGTTGATAATAATATCCGGTGTTCTTATGACAATCTCCATAAGTACATCTTCAATAGTAAACCCTAATTGTTCGGGCATTTCTGATGTCCCCCCCGAAAGACGTTTGCGTCCCCCTGAAACTGGAGCAGCATCATTCTTCTTCGTACTAAAAGCATATTTCATAGCAGCAATACCTGCTACTGTTAAAAGAACGCCACTTGCTACTTTTGGATTATTTTGCACCACGGTCAATGATTTGCCAATAAGCGGACCGGTCATTTTTACAAGACTACTCAATGCAGAAACGCCAGTTTTCGCCATTGATAAACCATAACTTGTAGCTGTACCGATTGCATAATTTGTAGCACTTCTGGTGGCGATACTCTTTGCCCCTTCTAAAAGATCGTTGTCAATGCTTGTTATAGGTGTTACAATGGCACTGTCATCATTACCATTCTCTTCATCCTTGGTTGACTTTTCCAATGCTTCTAACATACTCCGAACCTTGTATTCATAGTAATATGTTATGGCTTCGTGATCGGCGAAAGGCACGTTGTCAATAATTTCCTTTGGGGCTACTGGTTCTGGATAATATGTTACTGGGACAATGCGATTAAGGTTCTCATCTACTATCTCTTCTGCTTCAGGGGTGGTGTTTTCTTTTTTCTGTGTATTCGTTACGTTGCCTCTTATATTAGAAGGGAGTGTGACGGGTACTTCGCTACGAATGATACCACTATTCCTTGCACTCTTGATAACATTGCTTACATTGCAATAGTTTTTTGAAGGGTCGGTATTATCACATGTAACAGGGGGTTGATCAGTATTCTTTTTTCGGTTAAAAAAAATTACAGGCATCTTTACTTTATTATTACACAGTTTTTCATTGTCCAATATGCTAAAACCATCACAGATGTTTTGATTTCTTGCACTAAATGTACTTAAGATAGATGTGACCATTCTCATAAATAAGAATAGACTACGTCATAGATGACTTCAAAGAAGACACTGGATATACAACACAACAACAAACTTGCAGAATTTGAAGAACGTCAAAAGGAAATACAACGAGTTACTCAACGGCTTCAGGAATTACAGAAAACACTCAAAGACCACGAGATAACAAAGAATGAATGTAACGACGAGACTATACTTACTTCTATCATTGAAAACATTGTGTCTGTACAGAATGATATCAATGAAACAAAAAAGAAGCTCCAAGAATTAACTTCTAAAAACGACGAACTCGATTACTTTGTAAATATGGGTCCCATATTATTCAAGTACTATGACATTGTGGAGAATGGTCATGATGATACAGCTATTCAATCTACAGAAGATACAAACAATAGCATTTTGAAATATTTTATGGGAGGTAGCAAAAAGAATGAGACTACAGAAACTGTGAATAAAAAAACATCACGTGTGAAAGAAGACCGTGGTAGTTTATTGGACAGCTATCTTTCTTACACCAATAAAGACTTTATTAAGCCCGTAGAATCAGAACGTGTAAATACCTGTGATGCATGTGGTTCTTCAAATATCAATGTACTTACAAATGACGGCATTGTACATTGTACAAATTGCAGTTGCGTGGAGCATATTCTTGTAGACCACGACCGTCCGTCTTATAAAGATCCAATGCGCGAAATCAGCTATTTTGCATACAAGCGTATTAATCACCTCAATGAATGGCTTAGTCAAATACAGGGCAAAGAGACTACAGAAATTCCAGAAGAAATCTATGACCAGATTCTCATGGAAATTAAGAAGCAGCAGATTACAAACATGGCGGATATCAAGACGAGCAAAATTAGAGAGATTTTAAAGAAATTAAAACTCAATAAGTACTACGAACATTGTCACCATATTAAACACCGCATTAATGGTGTCCCTGTGCCTCATTTAGAGCCCGAGCTTGAAGAGAAGTTGCGTACCATGTTCAAATTGATACAAACACCCTTCTTGAAACACATGCCTTCTACGCGAAAGAATTTCCTGTCCTACTCTTACGTGTTACACAAATGCATACAGTTGCTTGGAAGGGATGAGTACCTCCCCAATTTCCCACTGCTCAAGTCGCGTGAAAAACTCCATCAACAAGATCTCATTTGGAAGAATATTTGCAATGAATTGGGTTGGGAGTTTATTGTAAGTACATAGCACGATAACCAATAGCAGCTACTGTTCCCAGAACAATACCAGTGAGTATTTGTGGTATGTTATGGCAACGTTTTCTCCAGCGACTGTACCCCATTAGTATAATATATACTATAACACTTCCCATAGCAATCATATTGTATATGTTTGGAGCATACGTGCTTTCATTTTGTTTTGATATGTCAATGATATCTGTAATCTGAGACACATCGCTACTCTTGTTGCGACCGACATGCATAGCATACATAAAATACATGGTGATGGCAAAGAAAGTAGCTACAGTAACATGACCACTTGGGAACCCTGGAGTACCTGCTACACTCATACTCTCTGGAATACAGAACAGCCCACATGCTGTAGCACCTTCTGGACGTGCAAAAATACCTTGGTTACCAAATAAGGGTTTTATAACTTCCACAAATGCACCAAGCAAAGTCATGGCTAAAAGAAGAGACCACAGTTGTTTCCAAATGCAGAATAGTATAATACCAACAAGTGTAAGAGAAATACCATTGGCGATAAGGAGCGTTAGATGTGATGTATCAATGGGAACACGTAGAGAAAAAACCATATTGCAGTAAGTGTTCTGACGACACTATTCTTTACAATATCGCATGGAAAAAGAAATTGCCAATGACGATTGCTAAGAAAAAAGCAAAAATATAGTTGCGATTGTATTTAACCGATGCGTTCATGGTTTGTAGTGTGGTTTATGCTTCTTCAAGACTCACCGCACTCGTTTTGCGGTCTGCTGGTGCCACATATTTTAGACCAAGGAAGCGGAATACGTCTTCCTCTGTATTGAAATCTACATTAGTGACGAATTCCCCTGTTTCTATGTTTTTAAGACCATATTCGCTAAGGGAGTATCCTTTTGCCAGAGCTGCATTTCGCATAGCTACGTTGAAAGGGCCACTTCCAGTGAAATAGAGAAGAGCGAAAGGGAAGACGTGGCGTTCTGTCATCATAAAGTCAATGCGGCGGAAATGACGAGCGCGTTTTACCTTACCAACGGCAAGACACTTCTTACCCCCCTTTGCAAGTATATCCGTAATATACTTCTTCTTCTGGAGTAGTTCAATGATTTTAGTAAAGTTTTCTTCGTGGTTTACATTGCCATCTGGGTGCGTAAGAAGGAAATCTACATCACCACTTGTGTTTTCCCCGCGACGATAGCTACCACTTGCCTCCACGATATAACTGGGGTCCACACTTGCGACCGTTTCTTTGACAAATGTGACATGGCGGTCTACTTCTTTACGGGGAATACGAATATCAAATTCACCAATGTATTTCATACCAATCTTTTGTTTATCATTAAGCAGCTCGTCTTGACGTGTTTTAAGTTCATCTATGGATGTGATCTTGTTCACTTCAACCAACTCTTTTGCCTTGGCGGGTCCAATGCCGTAGATAGTGAGGAGGGTTTCCGTAAGTTCGCGCACGGGGTCTTTTTTATATTCTTCTACCTGGTGGAGTTTTCCAGTCTCAATGATTTCTGCAATCTTTTCTTTAATGCGGTCACCGATACCACTAACTCCTTCCAAGTCTTCCATGTTATAAATGGGTGCATCATATGTCTTAAGTTGCTTCACTACTTTGGCGTAAGCACGTGCTTTAAAGGGTGCCTTCTCGGCATATTCTTTTTTTTGCATCACCTCCAGAGCATCAATGATATCTTGTTTGCGATCTACTTGCTTGGTCATCCTTTTCTTTGCGGCAAGTGTTTTTTTCGTAGTCTTTTTAGGTTTGACAGGGGCTGTGTCCTTCGTCTGTCTCATAAATTGCAAATAATACTTTAATACTACCGAAGAAAAATATCAATTTTTCTGTGAAAAAATAACGAGCTACGTATAATGATGCAGAATGTGCATACAGTGTATCACAAGTATATTTAGCGGCTCATCATGGACTTGCCGAGAGGGGTGAGGGAAGCACCGATGCCGAGACCGGTGCCGTAGCGGGTGGCAACACCCACGGCGGGGGCGAACATGTCAAGAAGGGAGAACACGGCAGCGGCGGTCAGAGCAAGGACAAGCACCTCTTCCCATGAGGGCTTCTTCTCAGGGACGATGAGGGCAGCGAGACCGATGGCGAGACCCTGGATAACGTACTTCAGAATACGTTGGAGAACTTCCTTGGTGTCAACAGCGAAGGCAGGAGCGGACATACTTTTAGATACTTTATATATTCAGAAGAGAAAAAATAATTTAATGTGTCGTGTATCTTGAGTTGAGTGTTATACAATATGAAAGACATATAAGCATTATAGCACTTTTAAATTTAATAATCCGAATACATAGTTTATAATGGCACGTGGCGTAACCTCTGTAAATGAACAAGATTTCCTTGATCAGGATCCTCCCCTCCGCAACCAGAACTATGTTTGTCTTTCTTTCATTTCCCCTGAAGAGGTCATCAAGAAGAAGGAGTCGTACTTCTTTGAAAACTTTGTAAAGGGGTTTGCTGGTGAGATGCAAGAGTTCTTTAAGAACATGATGGAGAAGTACAAGGACGACGCCGATGTTCTTACTTCTATTAAGGAAAGGTACTTCTATCTCTTTGACACGGACAAGATCCAGGAAGAGTTTGATGTTTATCTTGGTATGAATGGTCAGCGTCTGGAACAAGAGTACTTTGAAAAAAATGAGTTCCAGACCACTATTCGTGGCATCAAGGTACGCGGTGTCTTTGACAATATGAAGGAGGCTGAGCTACGTGCCAAGGTTCTTAAAAAGATGGATGACAAGTTCCACGTATACGTTGCTCAGGTGGGATGCTGGTGTCCATGGAACCCCAACCCCGATGACATTGATGTTCAAGAGTATGCCGAAGACCATCTCAACACTCTGGTAAAGAACTACAAGGACAACCAAGACAAGAAGGATGAATTCTTCCAGATGCGTAAGAGGGAGCTTCAGGCTTTCGGAAGCAAGGGAGATGGTGCATCGGGCTCCGGTGAGGGCTCCGGCGAGGGCTCCGTTCCTCTCGTTGCCGAAGTGTCTGATGCTATTCAAGAGACGACCCTTTCTGCGGGTAGCAATGTTATGGAAGCTACTAAGACCATGTTTACGGAAGAGTCACCTCTTACAAACTCTCGGGTATAATTTTATGTAGCTAAAGTAGTAGAAAGAAACATGCAAGCATACGTCTTTTTCTTTTTGATTGTAGGAATCATTATGTTCATACATGGAGTATATCAAGAGCGGTTTGAAAGCTTGGAAAAGAATGTTCGCGTAGAATACAGGTTTGTTCCGCGTACATACTATGAGGAACAACTAACAGATACATCAGTGGCTTCTAAATTCAAGGGCATGTTCCAAAAGAGTACACCGTGGTTTGACGCAACCATTGGAGAAAAAATAGATACTCCCGACATTTCTGCCACGTAGCAACATTATCAATATACTTTTTTAACATTCAAGCTCGGAATATTCTTCTTCGGGCGAAATGCTTTCATATCAAACATTTCTTCCCCCTCTTCATCACTGTCATCTTCGGCTACTTTTTGATTGTGCATTTGCCAGAACTCTCTGGATCCTACAGTGAAGTTTTCATGGGCATCTGCTTTATACCAGAAAACCTGGTCTTCTAACTTGTTTGATTTTGCGTTATTATGGATAACAAGACATTCAAAGTTCTCGGTACATTGATCCATGACACTGTTAAATACTTCAAACGTGGGGAACATCCCGGCATAGTTTTCATAAATCTTTTTGCGGTTGTTAACAAATGGTTCGCGAAGAATAAATGTGTAGTCTACATTTGTACGCAAGTTTGGGGGGATACCCAGAGGATATTGCATGGTAATGAGTAGCAATACTTTTTGATGGCGACCGTTCATGAAAATATATTTCATGTTCTTATCTTTGCTCCATACATTGTCATAGAGACAGTCATCTAATAAAAGGAACGTACGCGGGTCAATCATTGACTTACCGTACTGGTTTTTCTCCTTATTCATCATTTTTGTTACCCGCTTCTGTCGCTTCAATACATTCTCTATAAGTTCAGGAGTGTATTCGTCGTGTATAAAGAGGCTGGGGATAATTTTACTATAACTTTCATTTGCATCCTCTGTAGGTGATATTACAGTGCCAATGGGAACATCGCGGTGATAATAGAGAAGGTCTTTTACTAAGAATGTCTTGCCTGTTTCGCGTCGTCCAATAAACACTATAACCTTGTCATCGGGAATAGAACTAATATCGAATTTTTTAAGGTGAAGTTGCATTTTATGTTAGGTAATGAAAAATGCGAAAAAATAATACGCGTTGCCATCATGCTACCTCATTACACCGGGATGTTCTTTTTGTTTTTGAGGTACTTGTTCATAGATAGAATGAGTAGAATGATTACCAGTACCATAAAACCGTAATCGTTATACATGTTTGTAAATATCATAATAATGGCGAGGATGAATAATGTGGCAATAAACCACGATTTACGAAGCCCTCTTATGTCTTGGGAGAATGCTAAGATGACACATAGGAGGAATGCGAGAAGTGCGCGATAGTATAGATTGTCAAAGACAATGTGTTCAATCATACTTCTTTCTTATTTTTCTTTCTTATTTCTTTTGATACTTTATTGTTGTCGCCATTGTCTGCTCCAAAATATTAAAAGTCAGGTTCGCCTCCTACGACGATGGGTGCTGCTCCTCCCATGAGACTGGAAGTACTACCGTTTCCGAGGAACGTCATACCAAGGTAAATACAGAGGAATGCTACAACAAAGTATTTCAGCATTACATTTGTTGCGGGTTCTTTCATGCCAGTGACGGGGTCGGGCTTCTGTAGCATATAAGCAATTGCGGCAATGGCAGAGGAAATGATGGCATAAACAATAAGGGCGTTCATAGATTATTTGATTTATATACGGGGATAATTTTTGATGCTTCAAAAGAACGAATTTTTTACCGTACTCTTTTTAATAGATGACGATGACGTGGTTTGTTGTTTGAGAGCGTCCTTTGCACGTTGCTTGAGCTTTTGGAGGCGTGATGTTGATGCCGAAGAGCGTTGACGCATGGGGGGTTCATCATCTATAGTCACAATCTTTACTGTGTCATCTTCTTTTTCGCTACTCTCAAACATCTTGACGGGTACATCTTCTTGTTCTTCTTCGCTGTCTGTTTCAAAATCTTCGGAACACACATCATCGTTGTCATGCATATCGGCTTTGCTCATTGTTGTACCCTCGTCACTCTTTACATCTTTCTTTATGCCATTGTCCATAGATGCATGTTCCGAATCCGGTGATTCCGAATATACTTCTGACATCTTATCAATGATATCACTATTAGCAGTTACAGGGGTTATGTTTAATTGCGGGTGAAATGGCACATCAATAATCTTTTCTTCAGGAGTGTATTTCTCTTCCGTATATATTTCAAAGTTCTCAATGGGGTCTGTTTCCTCTTCTGTATGTTCGTATTTCTCTTCAAGAGGCACAAAAAGTGGTTTTGTCTCAAGTTTGGGTACCGCATCTGCATAACTTGCAATGTCTGGGTAAGTATGCACTTCTTTTTCATCCTCTGCTACTTCCTCAACATATCCATCATCGGAGCAGACTTCTTCAATGGCACTCGTCTGGTTTGTTTTATCATCCATACATTCTTTAGTCTCAACAACATTATCACCCTTAATATCTGTATCTTCCTCTACAGCCTCTTCATCATCTTCTTCTTCATCTTCTTCGTTATCCTCTACAGCCTTTTCATCCTCTTCGGCTTCCTCTTCTTCATCTTCTTCGGCGTCTTCTTCGGCGTCTTCTTCTTCATCTTCTTCGGCGTCCTCTTCGGCATCTTCTTCGGCGTCTTCTTCGGCATCTTCTTCGGCATCCTCTTCGGCATCCTCTTCGGCGTCTTCTTCGGCATCTTCTTCGTCGTCC